TACATCCAGCGGATCACTTGTCGTCTCCGTTGCGTCCGGCCTGGGCGCCGGTCTTCCCGGCCAGGAAGCCGGCGAGGAGCCCGACGAGGGTGTTGATGACCCCGGCGACAGCTCGGGCGCCGCCCGAGACGTCGATCTCGGGCTGCACGAACGCCGAGACGATCAGCGCGGCGCCGCCGAGCAGGACCCCGGCGCAGATCGTGCCGGCGACCAAGAGGACTAATAGATCGCCGGTCGGGCGGTCCCGGAGCCGCCGCGCCGGCACGTCACTCCGTCGTGGGCTCAGGCGGTGGGGTGCTCGGTGATGAGCTCGGTGCGTTGGGGGTGACCAGCATCCGGGTCACGATCGCCAGGATGACCGCGGTCAGCGCCATGATCGACCCGATCTGCTCTTCGGACAGGTCGACCCCGAACGCGAGGACCAGCGCGATCACCGCCTGCACCAGCCCGAGGATCAGGGCCGGCTCGCTGCGGATCACCTTGCCCTGGAAGATGCTCACGACAGGATCACCGCCCTAGCGCCGGGGTTGACGTCGAGGACCTTCTTGCCGCGTGGGCTGTCGCACAGCTTCCGGGCCCGGGCCTCGACGGGGCCCATCAGCTTGTCGATCTCGAAGTGCATCGCGTCGGGCCGGTTCTTGTAGTCGCCGCCCCACGCGATGCAGCCGTCGTAGAACTTCAGGCGCTTGCGGATCGCGGTCTGCTGCTTGGGGGTGAAGGTGCGGCCGGTGGCGACGCCCATCGGGTGCCGGGTGGCGTTGAGGTCCATCGCGGTGCCCGAGGAGTGGTTGGAGTAGACGGTGGTGGTGCCGCGGACCGGGCGCTTGGCGTAGCCCCAGTCGTCCCAGGTGGCCTCGTGGTCGAGGGGCTCGACGACCTGGTCGAACCAGACGGCGAGGTGGATGAGGAGGAACCCGGCCGACCCGTCGCGGAGGTTGAGGTGCCGGTTGGTGCCGGGCACGACCCACTTGCGGAGCCGCGGGTGGGGGCCGGTGGTGCCGGAGTCAAGTACCGGGTAGCCGTTCTGGCTCTTGTCGGTCATGGTGGTGTGTCCCTCTCGTCGATGGGTTGCCCGCAGACCCCGCAGTGCACGGCGTCGACCTGGTGCTCGACCCCGTCCTCGTCTGTCCAGGTCAGGTCCAGCTCGACCGGCTGGTCGGCGTTGCTGCAGCCCTCGGTCCGGCAGGTCACGACGGTCAGGGACATGGGGCTCCTAGTACTGGTGGGCGATCCAGTTGACGTTCAGGGTCGCGGGGGCTGACCGGATCGCGGTGATGTTGACCCCTGCAGTGGTGGCGCCGATCGGGGCCGCTGCCGAGGTGAACGCCGCGGTCCCGGCCCACGAGCAGACGACGGACGGGGTGACGGTGAACAGTCCGACCGGGAAGGTGACCGCCACCGACGCCGCGGTGTTCGCGGTGGTGACCACGACGGGGGTGATCCCGGAGACCACGGGCCTGATCCCGGCCCAGACGCCGGTGACGTCCCAGGAGGCTTGCCCGATCCGGCCGGACCCGTCGCCCTTGAGCATGATGATCGGCCCGGAGGCGTCGGCGGCCTGCGAGGCGAGGTAGCCGGACACCCCGACGGTCGGGAAGCCGTTGACCGTCGGCGGTGCGGCGCTGCCCATGTTGACCGCCGTGAGGATCTGGCTCGAGGTGGCACCCGGGTCCGGGGCGGCGCTGACCTGCAGGTGGAACGAGGCGCTGTTCGGGGTGCCGGAGGCGACCTTGGTCATGTACAGCCCATAGGCGTTGACGTCGTCGGCGGCGCCGGTGCCGAGCGGTGGCGCCGGGATCGTCACCTGGAGCTGGGCCCTGTTGACCATCGTGACCATCGAGGTGGGGCCGAGCCGGGTCTCGTGCGGGGTGCCCGCGGTGTCCTTCCAGGTCAGGCCCGTCCACCACTGGGTGAGCCCGTCGGCGACGCTGGCGCCGGTGTACCGGTACAGGTTGCCGTCGCCGGGGAACACGAAGAACGCGCTCGCGCCGGGTATCCAGCACTGGGCCTTGCGGCCGCCGACGCCGTTGGGCCAGAACAGGGTCGCGTCGCGGGTGCTGCCGGCCGCGGACGCGGCCACGTAGGTGCCGCTGGCGCCTTGGGCGGCGTAGACGATCTTGGCGGCGCCGAAGTCGAACGTGCCGCGGCCCACGTAGCTGAGCGGGCCGTTCAGCCGGGAGTTGGCCCCGTAGACGGTGGTCGCGGTGATCGGCACGGCAGGGTTGCCCGCCGTGACCGTGTCGAAGCCGAGGTCGCGGACCCGGAGTGTGGTCGCGACGCCCGGGTCGTTCTCGGCGATCAGGAAGACCGTTCCGTCGGTGCCGAACGCCGGGTCCTGCCCGGTGTTCACCGCGGTGTAGGCGTTGAGCTTCACCGTCGACGGCTGGTAGACGTACAGCGCGCCGGAAGACTGGACGAGCATCCTGAAGGTTGACCCGACCTGCCCCATCCCGATCACTCGGAGGGCCGTGTGGTCCTGGAAGAATCCGCCGACGCTGACGTTCGCGCCGGTCGTGTAGTCGTAGTACCAGACCCGGGTGCCGCCGGTCACCACCTGCGCGATCGCGACGACGCCGGCGGTTCCGGAGTCGCACATCGCCGAGACCTGCGTCGGGTTCAGCGCGAAGGTGCCGAGGCTGCCGGTCTGGGCGATGAGCTGCAGCGGCACCGACGGGTAGCCGAGCGTCGCGGTCGCCGTCACGATCGGGTCGCTGACCCCCGAGGCCAGTACGACGCCGGTAGCGGTGTCGACCACGGTGACCGGGGGCTCGTCCTCGCCCGGAGTGATGCCGGGGAGGGCCTGCGCGAGCCCGGGCAGGTTGCGGACCACGAGCTGCCCGTCCTCGTCCTCGTCGAGCTCGACCGCATGGCTGGTCAGGTCCGGGTAGGCGTACCCGGCGAGCAGCGAGGTGTCGATCGAGACCATCAGGGCGTCGCCGGTCTCGTCGGCGTCGTCGAGCATCACCATCACCTGCGTGTCGCCGACGGCGAGCCCGGTGACCGGGTTCTGGATGTAGACCCAGTCGCCGGCCAGCATCGCGACCGTCGACGGCACTGCCAGGGTGATCGTGTCCGTGGTGTCGTCGCAGGTCAGGTACGGCAGCAGCGTCCCGGACGTTGGGACGATCATGCCGGCGGCGTCCAGGTCGAGGGCCACCATCGCCACCCCGCTGTTGGTGGCGGCGTCCTCGTCGAAGTCGGCGACGTCGTCGACCTGTAGGACGAGGTCGCCGATGTTCAGGTCCGCGGTCAGCGCCGCCCCGTGGTAGCTGGGCGAGGCTGGTCCGCCGATGACCTGCGCGAAGATGCTCACCGGTGGTGCCTCTTGTGGTGGATCGGGGTGGCCCGCCTGATCGCCCCGACCGTCATCGGCGAGGTGTCCGGGGACAGCGGATAGGTCAGCTGGGTGATGTAGATGGACGGCACCCCCCACGACGCCTGCGCGGTGACCAGGTCCCACGGGCGCAGCCACGGGATCGGGAGCGCGTCGAAGCTGATGTCGGCCAGGGTCCGCGCGGCCCGGTCCCGGTGCCGGATCGCGAGCTTGCGGCACTCGGCCTTCGTCTTCAGGTGCTCGTTGTGGGTGGTGTCGAGGATCTGGTCCGGCTTGCCGTGCCAGGCGAGACTCGCGGCCGACAGCGGGTGGGAGTTGGGGAACCCGACCAGCCCGGATGAGACCCGGTGCTTGGAGCCCTTCGGCTTCGCCCCGATCACCAGCCAGGTGTTCGGTCCCTCGTCGCCGGGCCGCTTCAGGTCGACGTCGGCGAGCAGCGCCCGGTTGAAGTTGTAGACGGCCCGCTCGGGGTGCGGCCGGAGCACGACCATGCCGTCGCCGGTCGGGAACAGCAGCCGGTTCATCGAGTGCGCGAGCGCCGACGCCTTCGCCCAGTAGGTGTCCTCGCGGGTCAGCTCGTAGCCGATCTTGTGCCGGACGTGCCGGGCCTTCGCGCCCTTCTTCTTCGGGTGCACGACCCCGACGTGGACGTGCACGGGTGTGGTCGCGGCCAGGTCCGGGACCCGCATGTCGGTGCAGCCGGCCGCGGCCAACAGCTGCCGGATGATCGTGGTCTTCTTCACCTTCCGCTGCCACTGCTGGGCCCTGCGGATGGTGCCGGAGGCGAGCCGGTCGATGCTGTGCGCGGTGATCGTCACCTCCGGGCCCTTCCGCTCGAAGTCCCAGATCGGGCCGGTGAACACGTAGCAGTCGACCCAGCCGAGGGTGGGGACGTAGCGGGCGTCGTTGACCTGCACCAGGAACCGGCGGTGGATGGATCCCTCGCCCGGCGAGTCGGGCTCGAAGACGATGTGACGGGCCCTGTCGACGAACGTCATGGACAGCACCCACATCGGGGTCGACTCGGCGTCGAGGGTGAGCTGCCCGGAGATGACGGTCGGGGTCAGGGTGGCCCGGTGCACGCCGTCGAGGGTCTGCACGGTCAGCTCGACGCTGCGCCGGTGCGTGTTCACGATCGTGGCGTTGTAGAGGTCCTTGTTCGCCTTGGACAGGTGCTGGTACTCCACCATCACGAGCCCGCCTGCATGAAGTCGAAGGACACGTTCCAGACCGCCTGCGCGGCGGTGTAGTCCGCGGCCGGGAGGATCTTGACGTTGGAGACCTCGACCGGGACCGAGATCCCCCAGACCAGCCGCGGCCGGGCGTAGGGGTTGCTACGGATCGCCTTCAGCCGGCTGACCGCCCCGACCTGGTTCTGCTGGGCCGACAGCAGCCCGGTGAAGGTCCCGGACACGCCCTCCTGGCCGTAGACGATGGAGACGTTGACGTTGCGGTTCAGCGGCTTGAACGTGGCCCGCCGGTCGACCATCACGAAGGAGTCGATCGAGGCTTTCGTCTCGAACCGGATCGGCGCCGATCCGTCGTCGGGGACCAGCCACACGTCGATCCCGACCGGGGTGTAGTTGACCGTGTTCGAGGGCTTCGACCGCTTCCGGTTCCCGCTGACCACGTCGAGCGCCCGGATCGTATAGGAGTGCTGCACGTAGGGGTCGGCGTAGCCGCGGTCGGTCCAGGTGTAGTGCCCGGCGTTCAGGGTCCAGTCGTCGGAGTCGAGCCGGGCGTAGACCGCGCCGTTGTCGAGGATCACCGCGGCCACCGGGGGCGTGGTCCGGTCCCACGAGAACGTGATCCGCGGGTCGCCGAGCGCCGGGGCTGCGGCGGCGAAGTTGGTCGGGACCACGACCCCGATGTCGTCGTCGAAGAGCACGTTGGTCTGCACCGCCACGTAGGCGGGGAGCCCGACCGCGACCGCGCGGGCGATGCTGCCCCAGGCCCGGACGTCGAAGGTGTAGGTCGCGTCGTCGCGGTGGATGACCCGGTCGCCGTCGCTGTTGCGTTCCGGGACCGTGATCGACAGGGGTCCGTCGCGGCGGCCGGTGTCCCAGCGGACGTTGTCGGCGGCGTCGAGGACCCGGACCCGCCACTGGGTCATCGTCTCCCCGGTCATGTGCGCGATCACGTCCGGCGTGGGGTCGCCGATGGTGCCGGTGACCGGGCTGTCCATCACCAATACTGGGGACGGCCGGTAGGAGAAGGTCGCCGGGTCCGACCAGATCGAGACGTTCCCGTCGCCGTCGCGGGTCATCACCCGCCACTGCGTCGACGCCCCGGACGCCAGCGCGGTGAAGGTCCCGGACGACAGGTCGTACTGCGGGTCACCCGAGGTGACGAACCCGGTATCGAAGGCGGGGGTCGTGAAGTTGCCGGCCGCGTCGACCTGCACCCGGAACGCGCCCTGCTCGGTCGAGCCGGCCCCGAGGTCGGTGTACGACCACGCCAGGATCGGCCGAGGAGAGCCGACCGCACCCACGTCGGGCCGCAGGTCCGTCGGCTGCTCGGGAGCATCCGAGAGCTCGACTGTGAGCGTCCAGGCGGGCTGTGCGGAGTCGTAGGCGTTGAAGTTGCCGGTGTCGGCGACAGTCGCGGTGGTGGTGAGCTGCACGCCGCGCCACGCGGTGCCGTTCGCGACGCTCTGCAGCAGCGAGGTCACGTTGAGCACCACCGCGGTCTGGTCGGCGGTCGCGGACAGCACGGTCGCGACCCCGGCGCCGGTGGTGGCGGGCTGGTTGTTCCAGGTGACCCGGCCCGCCGACCAGCCGGCCGCGATCGGCTTGGCGGTGATCGTCTGGGCCACGAAGCCGGCCCGGACCACCCCGGTCAGGGTCGCCGAGAGCACGGTGCGCCCGCGGATGTCGGTGACCGGGATGTGTACCAGGCCGCGCCGGTGCGTGGACTGCAGCCGGATCGCGACCCCGGTGCCCTGGTTCCGGTTCGGGAGGTCGTCGCGGACCCAGGTGTCGGTGCCGGAGGCGGCGATGATGGTGCTCATCCGTGGGCCCGCTCGAAGTCGTGGTTCGCGGCGTAGACGTCCTGTGAGGTGCCGGTGATGTAGCCGTCCTCGTCGACGTGCCCGACGACGGTGACGTGGACGGGTCCCATCGCGGCGGCCCGGACGGGTCCGCCCATCGCGTAGCCGGGGGCTCGGCGGCTGTTGTTGATCTGGTTCAGCCAGTCCCGGTTCGCGGCTGCCGCGGCGGCGTTGACGACGAACTCGCCGGTCGAGAGCCGGGTCGGGATCGAGTCGCTGGTGCCGGTGCCGGGGCCGCGGATCCAGCCGCCGGCCGCGCGGGCAGTGGTCGGCAGCTGGTGGATGCCGCCGCCGGGGCCCACGTTCCGCTCGACCACCCGGCTGATCTGGGTGACCGTGAAGGTCTTGTCGTGGATCACCATGTTGTTGATCGCCTGCAGCCGGCTGATGAGCCCCTGGTCGTCGACGATGATCTGGATCCGCTTGTCGTGGATCGCGTTCAGCGCGGACTGCGCCCGGTGGAAGGCCCCGACCGCGACGTTGGATGCCTGCACCGACTGCGGGCCGATCAGGTCGATCTGGTGCGAGGCTTGCGCGCTCGCGCCCTTCAGCCCGTCGACGGCGGTCGTGGTCGCCTTGATCGACTGCGCCGCCTGGGCGAACGGGAGAGGACCCGCGAGGATGCTCGGGGCGACCGGGCCGCCGCCTCGGAACATCGAGAGCTTGGACGGTGAGAGCTTGCCGGCGTTCGGGTCGACGACCGGGCCGGGTGCCTTCAGCATGTCGAGGGCCTTGGAGAAGTGGCCCTGGAACACCTGGTCCCACAGGTGCCCCTGCGCGACCGCGATCCTCGGGTCGACGGTCGGGACGCCGATGGCACCGAACCCGGCAGCGCCGACGGCACCGCCGAGTGTGTTCCCCAGCGGCGACTTCTGCAGGATGCCGCGGGTGCCCTCCGCGATCGCGCCGACAGCAGGTATCCCGACGGCACCGAGCCCGAGCTTGCCGAGGAGGCCGAGCTTGCTGCCTCCGGGTCCGCCGCCGCCGGGCAGTCCGTCGCCGAAGCCCTTGTTGGTGACGTAGACCGGAACGACGCCCTTGCCGCCGCCGAGCAGCCCGCCTCCGAGCCCGCCGACCTTGCCGCCGCCGAAGCCCTTGCCGAGCAGCCCGGCGACCTTGAACCCGCCGAGCTTGTTGAACGCGGTCAGCGCGAGCACTGTCGTGCCGAGCGTGGTCAGGATCGGCAGCGGGATCGCCGAGATGGCGTCGAAGATGCCGCTGATGCCCTTCAGCACACCCGGCGCCATCGGTGCCAGCGCCTCGCCGATACGGACGAAGGCGTGCGCGATCTTCCCGATGGCGTCGGCGACATCCGGGCCCACGTCCTTGACGTAGGCGATGAAGCCCTGGACCTGGTCGCGGCCCTTCTTCGACGACGCCCAGCCCGAGAACGACGACCCGAGCTGGCCGAGCTGCTTGAGCAGCCCACCGGACAGGTCGCTGCTCCCGAACTGGAGCAGCAGGTCCCCGACGCCCTTCGCGACGTCGCCGATGATCCCGCCGAACGCCTTGATGTCCGGGCCGATCTGCTGGCTGATCTGGGAGATGAACCGGCCGAACCCGGGCCCCGACATCGCGTCCCCGAGGTCGCCGAGCAGGTCGGTCAGTGCCCCAGACACGGCGGTGATGATCGGGGTCAGTCGCGGCAGGACCCCGGCGAGCAGGTTCATGCCCTGCGCGATCGGGGCCAGCAGCGCGTCGCCGGCCTTGCCGGACAGCAGCTTGGCGAACGCGCCGCCGAGGGTGTCCTGCGCGTCGGCGAGCTTCTTCTGCGCCGGGGACAGCGCGGCGGTCGCGGCGGCGAGCTGCTTCTGGGTGTCGGTGTACTCCTTGGTGCCCTTGTCGAGCCCGCCCAACTTCTCCTTGAGCTTGTCGATGTCCTTGATCTGCTTCTCGGTCTTCTTGACCGCGAGCCCGCCGAGCACCGCGAACAGTCCGACGCCGCCGCCGGCGATCGCCAGCGGAGCGGCCAGGGCGAGCGCGACGCCGCCGATGGCGGCGCCGAGTGGGATCAGCGCGGCGCCGGCTGCGATCGCCAGGGCCGGGAGCGCGCCGAGGCTGCCGGAGAACTTCTCCAGCGCGGACGCGGCGCCGCCGACCGAGGACTTGTCGGTCTTGACGTTGACGTTCGCGGTCCGGCCGTCGAGGTGGTCGACCTGCTTCTCGATGACCTCGAGCTTGGTCTCTGCGGCGGCACTGTCGACGCCGACGGTGACATCGGCCGACGAGGCGTCCAGCTTGTCGAGCTTGGCCTGCGCCTTCGCGGTGTCCGCGTCGACCGGGACGTTCACGGTGACGTCGCGGAGCTGGGCGCGGAGCTTCTCGGACCAGCCGCGTGCGTCCGGTACGACGTCGACGGAGACCGAGCCCACGGAGTCGGCCACTAGGTCACCTCCACGTCATCGGGCTGCCAGTCGGCCGGCGGTGCTGCGCCCTGATGGGCCTCGAGGTAGCGCAGGTACGCCTCGGCGGCCGGGTTGATCGGACGCACCTCGCGCGAGCGGATGCCGGGCCGCGGGTACGGCGGCGGCGGCGGCCGCTTCCCGTCGGACTGCATCCAGACGAGTTGTCCGAGCCGGTCGAAGATCGCGGCCAGCAGCAGCTCGGAGTGAGCCCACGGCCCGTGATGGTCGGGGTCCGGGGCAGGCAGGTCGTCGAAGTCGACGGTGTTGAGCACCTCGGTCCGGTACGCGGACTCCGGCGGCAGGTGGTCGAGGAGCACCGCGAACCGGCGCCACGACATCGCCCCGGTGAGCAGGTCGCGCAGGTCGATGCCGCGGACCAGCAGGTCGTACTCGAGCGCCTCGCAGTGGTCGGTCAGGATGCGTGCGAGGCTGGCGATTCCCCCACCGGGGGTTCGCTGGTCTCCTCGACGGGCTCCATCAGGGATGCCATCAGCGACCCGATCGACGGCTTCACCGCCCGGAGCGCCGCCGCGTCCTCCTCCGACACCATGCCGCAGACCGCCGACAGATAGTCGCCCTCGCGGAGAAACGCGAGCACGTCGGCGTCCCAGTCCAGCGGGTTCGGCATCGGGGTGACGGTGACCTTGCCGTGCCGGCCGGTGATGGTGAGGTCGACCCCGGCCATGCCGTCGAGTCCGGGCATCCGCTCGGCCTCGTCGCGGAGCCGGTCGATGGCCTGCTTCCGCTTGTGGTCGGCCGGCTTCTTCGCAGCACCCATCAGGTCAGGCCCGTGATCGACACGTACTCGTACTCGGAGTTGCCGGTCGCGTCGAGGTAGGCGGTGAACGTGAAGTCGTACTGCAGCGGCGCCGCGAACGCGGTCTGCATGTCGCCGAGCGCGGTCAGCCGGGCCCGCGGGTAGACCTTGCGGATCCGGTTCGTGCCGTCGATGCCGTCGATCACCAGCGCGTAGAGGGTGTCGCGGGCCGCGCCACGGGTCAGCGACATCTTCCCGGTGGTGACCGTGACCGACGCGAGCGTCTGCCGGGTGCGGACCGCGGCGGTGACCTTGTTGGTCTCCTGGGCGATGAAGTGGACCGTCTGCACCTCGGCGGTGATCAGGGTCCGGGTCGGGGCGTAGGAGCCGAAGCTGGTCACGTCGTTCTGGGTGATCGCCGTCGAGACGGTCGCCCCGTCCTGGGTGACCAGGCCGATCGACTTGAACGTCGTGTCGAGCGCGGCCGACTCGTTGGCCGGGAGCACCGCACCGGTCGCATCAGCGACCCAGCACAGCTCCAGTGCGGTAGGGCTGCCGGACAGACCGGCGAACATGTAAGTCGGGTTAGCCGGCATTACGGGACTCCTTCAATGGGGACGGATCGGACGGTGATGCGGTACGACGCCACGAAGCGCCGCAGATCGGTGTTGTCGTACGGCACCCAGCGGGGCGCGTTGATCGTGGAGACGGCACAGACGAACCCGCCGTCCTGGGAGACGCCGAGGATGTCGAACCGGAGCGCCGAGCGGACCAGCTCGCCGAGCGACCGGGCTGCCTCGCGGGTCGTCCCGAAGGTGTCGACGTCGATGTTCGCGTCGTCGAGGACCAGCAGCGAGTCGGAGCCACCGAACCGGGTCACCTGGATCACCGGCGTGTCGGCAACCACGGCGCCGAGCCCGGCCGGCAGCTCGGTGACGACCCGGTAGCCGGCGCCCATGTGGTCGGCGAGCCAGTTGCGGACGACCGACTCAGCCGCTACTAGAGGCACTCTTCTTCGCCGTCTTCTTGGCTGCGGTCTTCTTGGGTGCGTCCTCGAGCCAGCCCTGCGCCAGCCACGCCGAGACGTCGTCGGTGGGGACCTCGACGGTGACGTCCTCGAGGTCCGGGTGCTGCAGGGTCACCTTGGGCTCGGTCTCTTCGGTGGTCTCTTCATCGGCCATGCTTCATCAGCCCTTCGCTGCTTCGAGTGACGCCCCGAGGGTTCGGTGGCGAGGCGTGTTCCGGTTCCCGTACTCCACGAACAGGGCGGTCGGCATGTCGGTGTTCGACACCCGCCCGTAGGCGCGCCGGGTCGGTGTGGATCGGACCCCCGAGGAGACCTCGAAGCAGTCCCGGTAGTGGGTGCCGTCAAAGTCCTGACTGTCGTACGGCGCGTGCGCGACCGCGTAGGCGTAGACCCGCTCGGCGCGGGCCCTCATCTCGGCCTGCATCCACGGCGCCGCCAGCACCAGCCGGTCGAACGCCCCGTAGTCGTGGGTGTACCTGGCGCCCATTCAGGTCACCTTGAGCAACTTGACCACGGCGCCCGGCGCGTACCCGGTGAACGGGTTGTGGAACTCCTGCGGCTCCCCGTCGACGTCGTACCGCTCCCCCCGCACCGTGACCTGGTCCGTCGCGGCCGGCACCGGAGCGCCGTCGGTGAGGTAGAGGGTCGGATGGGTGAGCGTGACGTCCTCGCCTTGGACCAGCTCGGTCGACCCCTCGGGAGCGAACGCGCCGGAGGTGGTGGTATCGGTGTCGCCCCGGACGTCGTTGCCGTCCTGGTCATGCCCGGTGACCCCGCTCGAGTGGATGACGAAGACCTCCGGGACGTCGAAGACGGGCATCAGTACCCGCCGCCCTCGTAGATGGGCACCCCGGCGATGTCGGCCCCACACGAGCAGAAGGTGGCGCCGAGGCTCGCGCTGCACCAGGGGAGGTGCCGGCCACTCTGCGCGGGAGCAGTGTCGACGCTGAACGCCGCAGCCGTGCCGCCACTCTTGCAGAGCTCCTGCAACTGCGTGATCTCGCTCGGCCACAGGTTGAACCCCGTCCGCTGTCGCGTGTCGACGGTCCTCGTCGTGGAGTAGGGCCCAGTGGTCGACGTCTCCTGGGAGAGCGCGCCAGAGCCGGCCTCGCTCCACCGCTTGATCGCACCGACCAGGATCAGCCGCGCTTCGGACAGCACGTCTTCGGTGGGCCCGATGCGCTGCCAGGTCACCGACCCGTCGACCACGGTGCCGTCGAGGGGCGGCGCGACGGGGGCGGTGCCCGCGGACGTCCCGCCGTAGACCGCCCTGAGCGACTCCCCTCCGGCTAGGACGATGCTCTGCCTTGCCGGGTAGGCGGTGGATCCGGCCCAGGTGAGGATCGGGTCGGTGAGACAGGGGGCGACCCGCGACGCCTTGGAGTTCGCGGCCTCGACCATCAGGTCGACCAGCTCGTCCGACTGGACGGCCACAGGCAGGTCGTCGACTTCGACGATCTCGGTCACCGCGGGTCACCCCTCCCGGTCACTTCGACGAGGCCTTCTTGGCCGTGGTCTTCTTGGCCGGCGCCTTCTTGGCAGGGGCCTCGGCCTCCTCGACCGGCTCCCACTCCGCGTCCAGGGACTCGGCGCGCTCGTCGTCGACCGAAACCACCACGTCGGAAAGGACGTTGCGGAAACGAGGCATCAGCCAGCCACCTTGTCCACGATCAGGGCGAACGCGGTCAGGTCGGCGATCCCCCAGCCGTAGACGACCTCCGCACGGAAGGCGACCTGGTTGTTCCGCTTGAGGTCGCCGCCACCGTCAGGGTCGCCGTACTCGATCATCTCCACCCCGATCGCCCGCTGGATGCCCCAGCGGATCGCGTTGAAGTCGCCGACGATCGCGAGCAGCTTCGGGTCGGTCGCGGCGACGCCGGTCGCCGAGACGGTGCGGGAGACCGAAGCGCGGTGGCCCTCGAGCTCGGAGACCGCCGTGGTCAGATGGAAGTTCGGGTAGAGCTTCTGCTCGCTGGTCGTGCCACGAGCAGCCGAGAACTTCGCCGCAAGCGACGGGGCCAGTGCCACGTCGGACGGGATGTAGGACGAACCCAGCACGAGGGCGTCGGCGGCGTCCAGGTTCGCGTAGGGCTTGTCGGTCGTCACACGCTCGACCTGCTGGGTGGCGGCGTCGAGGTTGACCGACATCGCCGCGACGGACGTGCCGCCGGTCGGGTTGATCCCGTGCATCACGCCGAAGTCCAGCGCACGGGAGAGCGCCGGCTGGATCAGGTCGAGCACCTGCGAGATGACGTTGACCTTCTCATCCTCGTCGGCCCACTTGACCTCTTCGGTCCACCGGACGGTCTTGTGGAACTTGTACGGCTTCGTGGTGACGGTCGTCGGCGTGATCGTCGAGGCGCCCTTGTTCGTGCCCTCAGCGACGTACTCGGCCTCACCGATGTCGAAGGTCATCGAGTGACCCTGGCCGAACTTCATGGGGATCGAGCTGGAGAGGGAGGCGATGCAGGATCCGTACTGGACCTTGCCGAGCCACGGGTCGAGGATCTCGTCGGGGAGGCTGAGGGTGGATGTGGTCAAAGCAGCCATTGGCTGACTCCTGTCGGGCTACTGGTCGTTGAACAGCTGGCGAGTGAAGTCGCTGATGTTCTTCGACGCGATGGTTTTGTTGGCGGCCGGGTTGGTGCCCTCTCTGGGCACCTTGTTCCCGTGTTTCTTGCGGTCGGCTTCGCGGTCGCTGAGCCGCTTCGCCTGTGCGCGAAGGGACTCCTCGTCCTTGCCTGTGAGGAACAGGTCGGCGTCCTCGATCGAGATGCCGTGCTCGACGGCGACCCGCAGGCGGATCGCCTCCGCGCGGGCGTCGTCCCGCTCGGACTCGGCATGGGTGGCCCGCTTGTTGGCCTTCTCGGTCTCGGTCTGGCTGGCCTCTGAGAGCGCGTCGAGCTGACTGGCCTTCGCCTTCAGGTCGCCGTAGTCCGAGAACTTCGCCCGCTCCCGCTTCACGCGGTCGCCGACGATGCGGTCGAGCGCCTCCTGGGAGGTGATCGCCTCGAACTGAGCGGCGGACGTCTCTCCGCTCGGGTTGCCGTCCTGGGTGCCCTCGACTGGCGTCGCCGACATGGTTTCCTCCATCGCCGCCGATTGACCGCTCGACGTTGGCGTAGCCCTCGGACGTTCCGAGGGAAGTCACTGACCGCGGATGTGCTCGCGGATCCACTTGCGAGCGAGCCGGTTCTGGGTCGCTCGCTGCCGGTCGCTACGCGGGCTCCGCTGGTAGGCGTCCACCACGTCGTGGTTCTCGTCCCACACCGGCCCGGCCAGGCAGTGGCAGTGGTCGTGGGAGCCGAACCGGACCGACTCTGAGGTGTAGACGCCGCCGCGGGCCGACAGCATCAGACAGAAGTCGCAGGCGTCCGGCGCGGTGAAGCGGGCCCAGCCGCGTGAGCTGGCGTCCCGCTCCGTGGAGACCTGGACCGTGTCGCGGTGCATGTCCGCGACGAGCTTCTGGGCCGCGCCCTCGGTGCGAGCCAGTGCCGTAGCCGAGTCGGGCACCTCGGCCTCGGCAGGAGCCGCAGCCCAGTTCGAGATGGCGCGGAGCATGTCGTCCCCGGGCTGGTCGACCAGGGTCGCGGTGAAGGTGCCCTCGACCCGGTTCGCGTCCCGCAGCGTGTCGTACCAGTCGGCCGCAAGCGCGGCAGCGGCGTCGCCGTACTCGTTGACGACCGCCGGCAGCACGTCGTAGCGCAGGGTCGGCTGCAGCTCCGGGCCGGCGGGGAGCGAGGGCCACAGCCGCCGCAGCTGAGCGAGCATCTGGGCCGTGATGACCGTCAGCGCCGCCCGCTGCGCAGCAGGCGACCTCCGGGCAGTCTCAGGCGCCTGCGTTGCCACTGCCGGCCGCGAACTTCGCTGCGATCCCGGTCAGCGTCGCAGAGCCACCTAGGCGACGCCTCTGCGACAGAGCCAGCTCGATCTGCTGGGCGTCGAGACCGAGAAGCTCGAGCCCCACCTCCGTCTCGGCCAGCCACGGGACCGCCGTGACCTGCTTGACCCCGGCGTCCGCCTGCTGGGCCCGCGACAGGTAGATCGGCGAGCGCCACTTCGTGTCGATCGTCGACCACTCGGGCGGGATGTCGTCGACCTTGATGTCGTTGCTCATCGCCAGCGCCCGGACCATCGACCTGCGCAGCGCCGGCCGCCAGTCGTCGGTGGCGCCCTCGGCCTCTGCGATCAGGTCCTCACGGGAGGCGATGTAGGAGTCCGCCGAGGTCGGGTTGCTCATGTCCGAGACCCCCAGCGACGTCAACGGGATCGACGTCTCGCCGGAGAACAGCATCGCCTGCTGCTTCAGCGCGTCCAGGTGCGGCTGCGGGCTGGCCGCGTCGAACCGCTTCACGTCAGCGCGGGCCAGGGACGGCTCGGGCTGGTCGACATCGTCCGGGATGCCCTTGACGCGCCCCATCACGACCTCCCAGGCGGCCTTCTGGCTGCCGTCCGCGTTCTTGAAGATCGACTCGTCCGCCCCGAACATCCACAGGTCCGGGATGGCGTAGATGTCGCTGTGCGCCTCGAGCCGGATCACCGTCCGCGTCGCCTGGTCCTGCAGGCTCATCACAGCACGAGAGATCCTCGAGGACCCGAACGGGCGCCCCACACGCGGCTTGTAGACCAGCGGCTCGGCGGGCACCCCGTAGCCGTGCTGCTGGAAGTCCGACGACCACCCACCGTCCTCCTTCGTCCCGATCACCGTCACGCCGTCGAGGTAGAGGGCCAGCTCGGTCGGGTTGCTGCTCTCGTCGCGAGCAGTGATCGACAGCAGGTTGTCCAGCCGCCGGGCGCGGGCGTTCCAAGTCCCGGTGGCGTTCATCGCGTCCTTGAAGTGGATCAGCGCAGCGGGCTCGCCGTCCTGACCCAGGGTGTTGACGACGAACGCCGTGGAGTGGATCAGCGACGAGATGGTCCCCTGGGAGACCTCGGAGCCGAGGTTGTTGCCCTCCCACACGGAGGTGTAGCCGATCGAGTCCAGATCGCCGTCGGGCCACACGTAGCCGTCCAGGGTGCAGCGGCGGGCCAGCGTGTCGACGGCCTTGCCTGACCAGCCGAGCACGATTCCGAGCTTCCAGTACTGCGGCGGTATCACCGAGCCGACCAGGCTCACCGCGTGCCGCATGTCGTAGTACGCAGCGCGCAGCTCGTTCCGCTTGCGCTTGTCGTCCAGCTGGCCGAGAAGCCGGTCGAGCGTGGCCTGCTCGTCGTCGGTCAAGCCGGGCAGCCGGATCGGTGCGGCGTCAGCCACTGAGCACCACCGCCCTTCGTCCTTGGCTCGTCCGTCCACCCGTGGACCGAGTGGAGCGCCCCGGCCTCCGGGGCCTCTCCGACTGCGCCCCGATCAGCGCATAGGTGCCCGCCTGGATCGGGGTGATGTCCGAGTCGGCGTTCTTCCGCGACCACACCCACATCCCCGAATCGCCCAGCGGGCGCCTTCCTGCCGACAGCGCCGCCGCCGTCAGCTGCGGCTGCCCGATGTGGAACAGCGAGCCAGTCACGACGCCCGACAGGACCACCGAGCATCCGGCGCCCAGCTCAGCAACCTTCATCGGCGTCACCTCGACGCCGAGCGAACCGTCGCGCTTGAGGAAGTAGCGGCCGTTCCGCTCGGTCAGCAGCGGCTTGATCGGGCCTGCGACATCCGCCACGACCGCCCGGATCTCGGGATTCTTCGCGACGAGGTTCTCCACCGACGCCGGCAGCCAGGCGACCCCTCGTCCGCGGGTGTGCTGGTCGTCGTCGAGCTCGATGTGCCAGTCGTCGTCGGGACGCCGACCGGCGAAGCAGACAGACGCCCAGGTGAGGTCCGGGGCGACCTCGATGCCGAGCGCGAAGCGATCGACGGCCAGGCTGTGCTGGTCCTCCTGCTCCATCCACGACGGCGCCGGGATCACCCCATGCGACTGACGTCGCGCCCACATGCCGAGCCGCTCCATGCAGAACTGCTCATCATCCATCGCCGCACGGTCGTCGACACACGCCTCGTGCGAGATCCGCACCCCGTACGACGGGTTCGCCTTGGCCCACGTCTCCGGGGCGTCGATGTCGTCATCCTCGCCCGCGGACCACTCGAGCCAGCAGTGGCGGGCCTTATGCACCTGGGCAGAGTCACGCACCCGCGAGAACGCGAACGGGTCATCGGTGGCGGTGGGCGGGGTTCCGAACAGCCACAGCTGCGGGTTCTCCCGTGCCGACATCGTGGGGACGATCGAACCCCAGGCCGTCTTGCTGAGGATCTGAGCCTCGTCCAGCAGCAGACAGTCAGCAGAGAAGCCGCGCGACCCGACCGCGCTCCTCGCCTTGAGCTTGACGATCCGCCTGTCGCTACCGTGCCCGAAGGTCAGCGACTCACGGTTGACCGCGTTCATCCGCGCCGTGACCCGGCCCTCCAGCGACGGGTTGCCCTCCACGCAGTCGACCAGGCGCCGCCACACCTCACGCGCCGTGTCCGTCTCGTGAGCGGAGATGATGATCGACCTCTCCCCGAACAGCAAGAGGCCCGCAAGCGCCCGGGCCACGATCAGCTGCGACTTGCCGTTCTGACGAGGAGCGGACAGCCCGACGAACTTCGACGCCCACCGGCCGTCCGTCCGCTCGCCCATCGCGGCCTCGAGCACCTGCTCCTGCCACTCGTCCAGCGGGATCCCCAACGTCGCCGCCAGGTCGGCGACGTCCTCCCAGGCGTTAGCCCGACTTGCGGGCGCGACCAGGACGCTTGGCGGGGCCGGCCCGTCGAGCAGTACGCCTCGACGCGATCTCGTCGATGCCATCGTCAGGCGTCTCCTTCGCAGACAGCTCCTCGATCTCGGCGAGGATCCTCACGTACTGACCCACAAG